GATATAATTTTTGTAATAATTTTGGTAAAGTGTATTTTCACTTTGTGTGTTATCCCACTCATTGTTTTCTATACCAAAATTAAGATTGTATTGTGGCGTGGCCCAATCAATAGAGTGCGACGGTGTATTGATAGTCGTATTCAAAATTTCTTTGACGCCTACATCGTTTATGTATCCAATTGGATAGCCCGAGTGAAAAGTGTTCACATTATAAAAAATATGTGGGCTTGGATTCACTGGCTCAAACTTATCGTCGATTATTGCACCATACATTATGTTGGTCATATTATCAGGATAGGGCGAACTACTTGATTCATCTTTTAACCTTTCATAAACAAACTGTTCAAACGGTAACTCAAATGTCAACGCTTCGCCCTCTAATGGTTTGCCAGATTTCGTGCCATCGTCAGTCATTAAGATTTCAGCATCTCCATAACCAATACCGTTGGATTTCTTAAATTGATTATTTAAAATCGTGACAGGCTCTTTATGCGTGAATTTAATTTCATTTAAAAGATTGCCTCTTGAAACTTCCAAAGTATCGGTTTTTACAAATCTTGTAATATTCCAAAGTTTGCCCGTTGCATAATAATTGTCAATTGTATCTATATAAAGATTTTCGTTATCGTCTGAAATTACTACAAGTTTAAACATCGAAAACAATCCTTTAAGAAAATCAATTATTTTAATTTTTGGTAGGTTGTTTTTAATGATAAAATTTGCTCCGATTGTTTGCTCTCCAAACGTTGCCAATTGGTTAGGATCGCCACCGTATAAAAATATAACTTCTAAAGACGGTGTAAATTTAAACTCATTGTTTGAATAAATGTGCCAAGTGTATTTTGCTGGGTCGTTTCTTTCAAAATTACCAAAAGTTACAGTTTTTGTTCCCGTTAAACTTGCAACTTTTCCAGAACTGTCTCCGTCTTTTCTCCTTTCGATTGAATAAACAATATTTTCATACCCTGCGCTCGGTGTTATTTTAATAGCTATTTTTATACTTCGCCCTCCCATAACAAAAGTATCTTCTACTAAATCGAGAGTACCTGCTTCGTATGTAATTGTTCCAAAGTTTGTAAAATTTACTTTAACCTCGTTATTTGCCTTGCCAGAAATTGTGCTTGTATTATTTACCCAAAGGAATAAATTTTGAAATTCAATCCTATCAAAAAAATCACGGCTAAAATTAATTTCGTACTTTGTTTCTATCGCTTCAATTATTTTGATTAATCGAATAGACGGGTTTAAATAACTCCAATCTATACCCTCGCCCATTGCGTGTGCTATGTTTATAGATGTTGGAATAATGGTTGAAGTTGTAGGCTCGTATCTTAATGCTTTTTTAACGAAAAGATTATAAATAACATCTCCATCATTTTGCAATAAACTTTTAACTGTACTACTATTATAATTGTGGTCCAGTAAAGGGAAGTCTAAGATTGAAAGTTCATCATTTTTCAATTTGTCTTTTAAAGATACCAAATTACCCACGAAATTAATCGAATAAGAATAAGGCTTGCTTTGTTTTAAAATTACCTTTTCGAGCGACCATTTTCCAAAGCGAAAAGGCATACCGTCAAATTCAATTCTGCCGTTTACTTTTACCCGGGCATCAAAAGCGTTATCGATATTCGCATCATAGTAATGTTTGAAAATCTTGTTGTTATTGTTTGAAGCTGGCACCGTGAAAGACTTCGCATAATCTGTTGTATTTTTTGTAATATCATTCACGTTGGCAATAGAACTGTTTAGCTCTATGCTTTCATCTTGGAACAAATCCAACAAATCATTTTCGATATATATTTTAAGCATTGTTTATCTCATTAAATGCGTACTCAAACTCAATTTCGTAATTAATCAAACGGTCTTTTTGCCTTGACTTATATTCCAAAGTTTTACTACCTAATTTCAACGGCGTATAAACTCCATCTTTATAACTCCAAACCCTCTCGGATAGCATCAACTGTTTAAAAGTTTCGTTCATTGTTTCAGAAACAAATCCACTATTCATTTTAAATTTAGATTTTCCTTGCACGTTGTAAGTTACAAATTGATGATTGCCAAAAAGTGGCTGCCCTCGATCGGCTTCAAACTCTTCGCTTGTAATTGATAAGCTTTCTGTTTTCGCTTTAAAAAATGTTAAAAATTGAAGCGCACCCTCTTTATTTTGAAAGGCAATATCTAAGGGCGTGTATCTACATTCGTCTTGGATTAATAGTGTAATAGTTTCACTATTGAAACTGATTTCTATGTATTCATCCGTCACGGCTTCACTCACATCAACAAAGATGTTTTTTACCATTTCACCACTTTTGATGGAAGTAGGCTCGACTATTGAATAGTCTATTTCGTTATTTGGGTATGAAATTACTGTTATCATGGTGTACAAGGTGTTGCTCCACTTATGGAAATTATATCAATAGCTATTATTTCTCTACATTCGTCTGGGAATAAATAATCTGAAACTTCTACAATTCCTAAAGCATTTATAAAAGTGACTTCACCACCATTCCAACTTGGTGATTCTTCTTGAGTTCCTGTAAAATAATAAGTTAATGGGATTCCATTCACAACATTCAAAGTTACCGTTGCCGTGCTTGTATTCATTGCACTATCTGTAATGGTATATGTAAATGTTTGACCGTTTACAAACGTTCCATTTGGCGTAAAAGTTAATTTACTTCCCGATCCTGTTATTGCGATTGTTCCCGTTGTAATTCCTGTCGTGTTAATTGCAGTTATAGTTGTCGGCGTTGTACCTAAAGCATCATTACCCAATACCATTAAATCAACAATATCAGCGTTATTTAAATTATACGTTTCATTTACTGCTGTTGGTAAAACTGGCACCGCACTAATATTCAAAGTTACCGTTGCCGTATCTTGATTCAATAAACTATCTTGTATGGTATAAGTAAATGTTTGCGGTGTTGTAAATGCTGTTCCTTTCGTGAATTTCACCGTACTGCCAACTATTGACAAAGTGCCAACACTCGCTGGCATTATAGTCGTGATTCCGATTATTGACGTCGGAGCAAATCCTAAATTATCATTTGTCAAAACGTTTATGATTGTATCTTGAAAGAAAATAGCAACCGTTTCGTTAACTGCGTTTATCGTCGAAGCTGGCTCTAAAACTTTGATTGGTAAATTGAAAACTCCGTCACGGTTTACCTTAAATTCCACGCCTTGCATTAAGATTCTATTCACGGGTATATCAGGGTTTTGTCCTTGCATTCCGTAACCATAACCACGAACAACTAAGTTAATAGTTTGTAACTCTTCAATCGTGGAACTATCATAAGTCACCGAAGTTTTGCACCATCTTTGATTGCTTTCGTTAGGTGCAAAGTCTATAAAATCATTTATCAAACGTGCAATATTAATTTTATCGCTTCCTGTTGAAGTTGTAGGATTGGTCTTTGTCATCGAATAACTTGCAACGGCTGGTACTGCACTTTTCAATCCGTCCCAAACGTAAATCTTTAATGTATATTTTGAACAAGTTACCCCCGTCAAAGGACTGACAAATGGAATAGTAACGTAATATGGTGAAAGGCTTTTTATCATTTTAATCTAACTTTTAATTGTTCTTCAACTTCCAAAGCATAAGCTGCATATATATCGTCTGGCACTCTTTTAAAAGCTTGTTCAAAAGGCTTGGTAAAAAAGTTTGTCGTTTCTAAACCTTTATTCCAAATTGAACGAATAATCAAAAAAGCCGTCGCTTTGTAACTTAAAAACTGTTTTGTTTTTCGGTCTTGAAACTGTATTCTTTTACGTGCAACCCACCCATTAATTCCTTTTGTAAGCCCTCCACTTTTACCCGTACCCGTGCCAAACTTAAAAGGACTATTCGGGGCTTTTGCTGAACTACTAACACCCTTAACACCTTTGTCAACAAACTGCCAATAATCATTCGCACTTCCAAAATCAAAACTTAACGTCGTACTATCTTTTTCTTTTGTAACTTCAAACTTTACACCATTGTAAAGATTAGAAGTATCCTTTTTCTTTTTCTTTGAAAGATTAGATTTCGATTGCTGGACTACATACTTCCCGAACTTATTTAATTCATCGACTACTGACATAAATTTATGATAGTGTTTGGCACTTCGACTGCAAATGTTAATCTTGCACCGTCTAATAATTTCGGTGCCTCAAATGAACCCAATTCAAAGGATGGGTTTTCACTTGCCGTTATATTATTTTCTTCAAAATCAATATACATTTTATTCCAAAGTCTGTTTAAAACCGCAATCGCTAAATTATGATTGTCTACCTCGTTATCGTTACCCCAAAAATCATCCGTTTGAATTTCTTTACTGATGTTCCGGATATCGAAACAACTTAATTCTACATTGAAATTAACAGTACTTCCATTCGTAAACCCTCCAGATTCAATAATAACATTTACCAAAGGGAATATAGTCTCTTTTGCCAAATCTTGCTTTTTGGTTACTTTATTGACTTGGCTATCTGCCTCGGCAAGCTCTTTAATGTATCTATAAAGTTCTGTCAGTTGGTTCATAATTCAATAGTATTACTATTCTTATTCATAATCTTATATTTCAATTTCTGTGCATCAATTTTATGAGCTAAAAATAAATGAAATTCGTGGATGTTTGTTTTTAAAACTTTGTCCAACTTCCAAATTTTGCCCTTGCACATTTCAAAAATCGTTGCATCCCACCCCCACTTTTGAAAGTAGTCGCTGGCATGTTTTCCCTCGCTTGTTCCTCCGTTGTATATTTCTGGGTATAGGCTATTAATTCGTTCGCTAAACTCGAAAAAAAAACAAGTGAACCATTTACAATCGACAAAGGCATATACTTCATAACGTTTGCACGTTGCTCCGTACCATTGTATTCTACAATCTTATAATTGTTTCCCACTTTACTTTTAATCGGTCTAAAAAGCACTGCCATAAGTTTGTGCATTTCTGCTACATCTTGACTATAAACAGTTAAATCACGATACTCTCCTGCTGTAATCTTGTCAAAGTTTGGAATAAAACCGAACTCTACATCTTTGATTTTAAAAGTAGGTTGAAATTCCGTGGTTTGATTAAGTGCTAAATCAATTAATGCCAATATTTCAGCATAGTCTGTTTGACTTAACAAAGGTATTCTTTTACGTTCCAAGCCTGTAAAGATTTCAATCTTTCTAACATTAAACTGGTCGTCCTTTAAATCAGTTCGTTTCAAAAGCAAATCATACTTTTGGAACTGGTGCAAGGCTATATCGTTTATTGATTCTGGAATAGTAACTTTCATAATTATATAATGAAAAAAAGGTTATTTTGTTTTATCGAATATCGAAATTATATCCACCACTTAAATTATAAGTAACATTATATCGGATTGCATCCAAGGCATGATTCCACATATCGCAATATAACTTACTACCTTTGTCCGTGTACACATAGTTGTTTAATTCCTTGCCTATGTTTTCGCCATCGATTATCAATTGATAATCTTTCATCATTTCCACACCTACATTGATACTTCCTGCGCCTTTTGTCGTGCCAATTATCCTATTGCCTAACTTTGCCAATTCATCTATCAAACGAGGCTCTGCGCTATCCGCTACGATTAACTTGCCTTTTGTGATAGTGTTGTTTATTTGTGCAATTTCCGACGTGGTTAATTTCGGTTTGTAAAGATGTTCCTTGCAGTAAATGATTTTTTTCTTTTTGTCGATTGCCACCTCTACTAAGGTTGTTGGATCAATTGAAAAACCATAATCTTGACCGAAACTTGTCTGTAAATTATCCGGATTGAAAATGCCATACTGCCAATTTGTAAATACAACTCCCTCGGCTTTGTCGAGCCAACCACCTAAAATAACGTGTTGGTATTTTTTAGGATTGTTTTTCTTGACTTGCTCCACTTCGTCAATAAAAGACTGGTCTAAATTATTGTAATTATCTAAATAGGTAGTATGAATATAAGTTGTATTTCCTTTCGTGCCATTAAACCCCTCGGTTACTCCTGCCTGTTCAAAGAATTTTTTATAAATCCAATGCTCTTTCGTGGATGGGTTTAAGATTAAAAGGATTCTATTTTGTTTGCCTTTTTGTCTAATCGAAAAATTTATTTTATCAAATATCGATTCATCTATAAGCTCCTCGGCTTCATCTAATATCCAAGTGGTAACGCCTTGCAAAGATTTTAAGTTCGCTGTTTGGTCGCCACTGGATGTTTTGATTCCTTTGAAAATAATTTCGCTTCCAGATTGTGTGTTTACGATTTCGGACTTTTTTACTTCAAAAGCGTGATTCAATTCTAATAAATCAATTTTCTCTTGAAATTCTGGAATAATTGAAAGATGCGCACTTGTCATCGTTTGCCTTGTAAAAAGGATTTTATGCCCTGCCTCAAACGATAAGAGGCTGGCGAATCTGCCAACCTCAAAAGACTTGCCTGAGCCTCGACCGCCAGTTAAAACAAAATAGCGTGTATTGTTTCCTAATCTATTCCAATGCTTCGGATGTTTCTGTATCATAAAGTTTTGATATATCGAAGTTTGAAACTGAAACTTTATTATCAACGGTTTGGGTTGGCATTTTAAAGTAATATTTATAAAACAATTCCACCGCCCATCTTTCGCCACTTTCTAATGCGTTCTTATGAACTTCAATTGCTTTGTCAGACATAGGTGACAATAACAAAAAAGCGTCTTGTAATTCCGTTTTAGAGATCAATCTTTTATCGTCTGGTCTTACTGCCTTTGTGCTATTGCCTCCATTTAATGCTCTCTTATCTTTCATATCAATACAAATCAATTAATTGATTTTACCTGCATATCGTCGCTCCAATTTTATAATCAATCATACTACCTACTCCAATGGTCTGACCGTTACATTCGTAAGTGTATGCGTAGTTTTTAATCTTATCGCTTAACATCCTTTTGGTTTTAATCTTTCCACAACCACAATCAACAGTAACTGGCTCTGGGGTGCAACTAATCAAGGTTGCAATTGCTAAAATGCTAAATATTTTTTTCATAAGTTCCATATATTACATCAAGTTTATCAATCATATTTATAAGTGGCTTCGGGCTACAACTTGCGCAAGGAAACCAAACGGGTCTGTTAAAAACCGAAGCGTAAAGTTCGCAAACAAAATCAACTTGTTCCTTTGAAAGTGTTACCGTCTTAATCTTTGTGAATTGTTGCCACTGGTTGTATTCTTGTTCCGTGAAGCATCTGGCTTTAGTTCGATAAGGGAATAAGTTATTAAGATATTCTTTGCGTTTATCGCATCCACAATCTTTGCCATCTACAAATATATCCAAGCCTGTAGCTTTTATTACTTTTTCGATTGTATCGCCAAGTCCTACACTTTCAAAATTACCAAACAATGGTTTATCAGTAAATCCTACTGAAATTACTTTTGAATTTTTATCGAATTTAGCTTCGTAATTTTTTCTTTTTGCCATTTTAATTTCTCTTTTTTAATTGTGTGGTGAACAAAATTATAATTTGTATTTAAAAGTTTGCCAATCTCCCGGACTGACATCGTCTCATTCATTTCTATATACTCTTTTGCGACCCAATACACATTATCAACTATTTTCTTTTCTTGATCATCCAACTCAAAAGGTGCATCACTTGTAAAATTGTCGTTTAAATCGGTTGACTTATTATTCTTTAATTCTTGTAAAAATAAATTTTTAATAGTAACAATTACATAAAAATCGTTAATTTCTTTATTGCAATTGTTTAAAGCCAGATACATATCGTTAACCAAGTCGTCCGCTAACATCTTATTGTTACAGATTTTCAAGGCGATTTTCCGCCAGTATGTATCTTTCTTTGCTAACTGTTCAAGCATTTATTTTTTAAAAAACCTCCCCAACAGGGTCTCAGTATATTGAGGAGGTAAAATTAATTAATTATGAAACAGTTACAAATTTAATGATTTTATTTTCACTTCAACAAATTGTCAAGCCAATTTGCAGTGTTTTTTGTTCCAAGCGTTTTAAACTCGTTTACGGCATCTAAATAACAATTATCTAACCAAGTATGTAATTTGCCTTTTAATTGCGTACCGTCTTTAAAAACGTGTTCAGATGTATTCTTATGTGTTTTTTTATAGTTGTTGATTTTGTCTTGTAGTTTCACATTGTTATTTTTCATTTAGTGGTTTTTTAAGTGGTGCAAAGCAAGTAGTGCAAAACCCTATCTATATAGGGTTTTTTGCACCTTTGCACTAGTGCAGGAATTTGACTTTTTGCACTAGTGCAAAGTAATTTTTTGCACTAGATAAATTCTTACAATTAAAATGGCTCATAATTTCCTAAGTAATATTTTTTTGTTGCTGGCTCATATAAAACCTTATCCTCTTCAATACTTTCTTTTAAGAAGTCTTTTGCGTATCTATCGCCTAAAACATCTCCCGTAATTTTTAAAAATTCACGTCTAATTCTATCACATAAATCAGCATAATTTGTTCCTTTTTCTTGTAAATCTGAAAAGCAACCATTTAAAATTATCACCGAATTACTTTGTAATTTATCTTTTTTGGTTACAAGTGGTTGTTTTGTTTTTCTTGTTAATTTTTCTGGAAATTCATAGTCAATAATATTCGGATTGCCATCATCTGAAATTTCAAAAGCAAAAGCATCAGGTTTTTTATTTCTTGTTTGTAAAGTTTCGACTAATTTTATGCTCTCATTCTCTTTATCGCTTGTAATCTGTATTACTGTTTCGCTTTTATTAGTCAAAATACTTCCTAAATGCCCTCTCATTTTTGAATTTTCACTAGGGTTTTGATGTAAGATATTTAAAATGTGAACGTTATTTTCAACGCTCCATTTTCTTAAATCCGATACCATAATATTACTTTCTTTAATGTCGTTTGTATCATAAATTAAATCAGCAATACCATCAATAACAACCAATCCAACACCATCAGTATTATAAATAAGTTCCCTTGTATAATCACGTCTATTTTCGATATCAACAGCGTCAAAATTAAACATCATTAAATTATCAATTTTATTTTCACCTACAAAATCCTTTATACGTTTCAATATTAACAAAATATGGAAGTCCGATTGTTCCGTATCAATATATATAATTTTGTCTCTACCCTTTGGTAAAAATGATTTTAAAAAATCATTCATTTCTCCTTTTTGTAAAACGTTTTGCGTTAATAAAGTAAGTAAAAATGTTTTACCTACTTTTGCTTTTCCTGTAATACAAGATATATTTTTTCTGGTCATAACCATAACATCCTTAAAAGACAAAACTACTTCAGGTAATGGTATATTGTCAGATGGCAATATTCTTAATTTTAAAATTTCCTCATAGGATATTTTAACAGTTTCTTTTTCTGGTAACAGAATTATTGGTTCATACATAAATAAATATTTAAAATGAGAAAACCCCTTAAAAGCCATCACACTTTTAAAGGGTTTCTCGGTTAGTCAAAAAATGACTATAACTTTTCCCGCAAGTGATGGATTGCTTAATGCAAATATATGTAATTAAACTGTATTCTTAAAGTTTTTAATTGACAAATTAACAGAGTTTTCAATATTATATTTCACGGCTTCTGCATCCCAGTTGTTGCCACATTTCGCAAACTCCAAAGCATTTAATCCGGGTAACTTGTTCTTGTATCTTTCGTGGATTTCTTCCAACTCATTGGCTGTTTTATTTTTTAAAAACGGATCAAGTATTTTTTTTCTGTTAAAATAATTTTGTAGTTCCATTCTGCGAAGTGATAGCTGCAGTTTTTCAGTTGCCATCGGCTCGTATAGTATTCTATTAATTTCTTTATTTGCCATTTCAATATCGGTATAGTACGCTAACAATTCCGTTAAAGTGAAAGTATAGAGCTTAGCAAATAATAAATTTTCTTGTACTGTTTCTTGCTCCGATAATTTAATATTTCTTATGATTTCATTAAAAGCATCGACATCGTTTTGGTTTGGTTTATTGCCTTTTGATATTGTAAAAGACAATCGCTTTACAGCTTCTTTGAGTATCATAATAAATCAATTTTTTCAATTAAATAAATTTCAGATATTTTCCAGTTATGAGTTTTCAATCTTACATAAAGTGTAGGTTTAGAAATTCCTATTTTTTTACAAACTTCATCGTCTGTGTGATAGTTTCTCATTTTTTGAACTTTTGATGTTGCATTGTGTTTATTCATAATTTTTAATTTATATTTTTAGTTAAATTTTTTACTAAAGTTTCGGATTGCTAAAATACTAATATTTTTCTTTTGATGTTTTAATTTTGTGACATTTTTTACAAAGTGGCTGTAAATTTTCAATACTATTTTTGCCTCCAAGTGATAGTGGGATTTTATGATCACAATCAAATTCTCGCTCAACTAAATTAGTTCTACAATTTGCACATTGATAATTATGCGCACTTGCTATTGATTGCTTTTCAAATTCAGAAAAAGAGTGTCTTTTGCTTGTGTCATCAAATTGTTCATTTTTATCAATAAATATTATTTTTTCTTTTGCTCTGGACATTGCCACATAAAGCAACTGATTTGCATCTTTATAATTTAAAGCATAAAAATCATATACAGGAATAATAACATTTTTATAAGTACTGCCTTGTGCTTTGTGACAAGTAATTGCATAAGGTCTTTTGAGTTTTGCAAAGCTATTTTGATAATCTGAAAATCTTGTATTGAGGTCTTTAAGAAATTTTTTATTTTCAATTATATTTTTACCCTCTTTTATATGTTTTAAATAAGTTGTTCTTTGTCCGTAAACACTTGAAGATACACCACCTCCATTTTGTCCATATAAACCTCCATAAATATATCTAATTATATCTTCGTTACCATATTC